GGTTGAAGTCTTGCTCAATTCAGGGGAAGCCACTCTCTTTGAATTAAAGGAAGCTTTGCAACATCTCGTGGTCACTCGCAAGGGTGAGCAGTACCTCGTCAGGAACCTGTATCGTGAGTTCCTGCCACATTTCGAGGCACTCAAGTATCCACGAGACAAGCTTAATTCCCTTATTCAAAAGATGGTTTCTCAAGTTGCTCGTCCGAACCGCGCTTTTCGGAAGGCGCGGAACGTCGGAGATTCCGATTCCGAAGGGGAGGATTTTGTTGAAGTTGTCAAAAAGGACAAATCCAATCCAAAGGCTGGTAAAGCCTCACCCTCTGACAGTTCGTGGAGGGCCCCCGAGGTTGACTACGCTTCTTCCGTAGCCGACCTTATATCTCACGGAAATGCCGCTGTCGCGCGTGAGATGAATTACCAATACGCGAAATTTCCTCGTGAGCTTGAGGATTTGAACAGGCTCATGAGAGCTAGCGGTAGACAGTTCAGCCACGCGAGTACTGAGTTTCCTCCTGAGGGTTCCACATCCTTACAGAGGAAAATCTATCGTCGCATCGTCGGGGCTGTTCCCATTCAAGGTCGCATCAGCATGGTTGACGGCGACGACGTGCTCACCGGCAAAGCTTTTGCCGGCAGAATCGCCGTCCATTCATGTCTGTTGTTTGTGGAAGTGATCGTGAGAGTTTTAGGAATCGAACTCCCGGTCAAGATCTTGAATGATACTTGCGGAGGACTACCTTTCCTGGTCGTTGGGACCACTGGGGCTGATGTTTTCGTTGTTGACCCCGCAGAGAAGGTACGTAAATTCGACGACCGTGTGTCGGGTCGTGTCCTCAATTTGGTTTCGGCGTCAGCGGTATATGCGAGCGTTGAGGAGGGTAAGAAGGTTTTTGCCACGTTGTTTAAGACCAGGGCTAATCGTTGGAGGCAGATCATGGCCACAGCAATGACTATTAGCGATGAACGCGCTAAAAGTTATGTCCCAGTCAGGTCGTTCGGGGGTCGTATCACATCTATGGCTCGCAAAATGGACGAATACTACGACGAGTTCTGCAATTCATCTAATTACAACCTCATGATTCGGTTACCGATACACATAGTGGGCAAGTCTGAATATCCTTCAGCACTATGGTCGTTAGCGGAGAAGTCTTGGGAACCCGAACGACGCGCCGGAACTTTACCAACCCTCTTTGAGTACCCTTGGGGTGACAATGATTTGGACCTTGCCGTGTCTCTTTTAGCGAAGATTCCGGGAGGTCACCCGTTCGTTTGCTTGGCAGAAGATGCCTCTACCAAACGACACGAAGTACGCGCGGGGCATGTGCCAATTGGGTTAGTTGAACCAGCTGTTTGGTTTAAACTGATCCCAAAAGGCTTCTTGAACATGCCCTTTGGTGTATTTCATGTCGCTTGTTGGAATGGCTATCAGATTTTGAAATCTCACCTCGGCAGTTACCGTCTTCTTGGGTCTGATTTTTATCCGGATTATAAGGTTACTGTTGGGGAGGTTTTAGCCCGTTACGAAGCTACGTATCCAACATTGTCACGCACCCTCAAAGAATGGAAAGATTCGAGACCACAGCCTGGAACACCAG